CACCAATGGTGACAGTAATTGCTGATCCGGCAGTTACAGCGTATCCAGTAGCAGTACGGTAACCCCCTCCGCCGCCGCCAGAACCAGCGTAGTTATATTCATACGGATAACTATAAAGGTAATAGTTGGTTCCAGCGCCGCCACCGCCGCCGACAACGAGGTATTCAACGTCAGGCGTTACTGACGCTCCCGCTTTCGCAGCCAGCAATAGCATCGACGATGCAGACATATCAGGTCACGTTCCCCGAGATCACGCAGACCGTGCCGCTGATAAACAGAATCGTCGCCACACCTCGCGTTGCCAGAGTGACAGATGCCTTGTCCGAATCCGTGCCAGCGATGTAGGCAGTTGTGATCGTGCAAGTAATCGTGATGTTGCCCGAAGTGTTGTTGAACACAGAGACGATGTCGCCAGCAGCAAATGTCGCGTCGGGAATCGTCACCGAGCCGCCCGTGCTGACATGGACGAACGTGCCGACATCGGTCGTCGCCAGCGAGTAACTGCCCGTCTTGGCTGCGCCGGTCTGCGGTACAGCGCGGATGTTGCCCTTGTCGTCGGTCAGCAGTCCGCTGTTTGCGACTCGGAACTTCTCGACGCTGTTGACGCGAAAGACGATAGCAGAGGGCATCGAGCCGGAACCCGGCGTACCGTCCACCTCACCATAAATCTCTGCGCCTGCAACGAACGTGGTGCCGTCGCTGCCGAACATCGCAATGCCGCCGAGGCCGTCGTTGTCTTGCAGGACTGTGTGCGATCCGACCGTCGCGTTGCGTGACTTGGCCGTGTAGTAAAACGTCTGCGAGGCGTTGGCCGAGTATCGAGCGGTCATGTAGGCCGACTCGCTGATGTTTACTCCAAGCGACTGCACTTGTGGGGTAATCGTCCCGGTCAGGGCTACAGGCGTAGCGTTACCAATCGACACTTTGTTGGCATCGCTGACATAGACGCCGCTGTTTTGCAGAAGCTTGCCAGTCGTGCCGTCGTATCGCGCAATCGCGTTGTCGGCAGAGGAGGCAGGGCCAGCTACGTCGCCAGCGCCAGAGGTCGCAATCGTGACTGCGCTTGAGCTCTTGGTGACCGTGATGCCAGATCCCGCGGTGATCGGCGCACCGACCAGAGCTGCGACTGTCGCCTTCTTAGTCGTCGGCCCAGTTGCATCGACGATAGGCAGGACATCGTTTGCGGAATCGATGTCGCTGGATGCCAGCGTCGTGAACTGCGTAATCTTTTTGTCAGCCATGATCAGCCCTCAATCTTCAGAACGCGACGAGCGAATTCATAATCTTCGGCGTAATGCTTCTTCACGAACTCAACGACAGCCGGTGTGATTTCCTTCCGACCGAAATCGCTGTTCTTGTTCTTGTGCGGCATAGGCTGCGTGGTGTTGCCCGTGATCCGACGCAACTCTGCTTCGAGGTTGTTGAAGTCGAGAGCGGTCACCTTCGGATGGTCAAACCATTCGACCTGTTTGTTGAAAAACTCCGGCATAGCCTCAAGAAACTTATCGCTTGCGAATACCTCGTATGGTGCGTCCTCAACAGAGGTGCATCCCAACAAATCCTTTAGTTCACCTCGATGGGTGATAGGCACTTGCTTCAAATACAAAATTGAACTTTCAAATCGTTTTATCGGATCACGATAAAAACCATATATTTTATATTCAAGCAGGGCGGGATATTTTTTTATTAAATCCGCTGTCGTTCCATGAATTGGATGTTTGCCATGCCATTCTATAGAACCAAGAAACGTGCGAGTAGACATGGTTCCGTTCTTCGGCGGGAACACGAATGCCTGCTTCGTCTCTTTGTTGAAAAACATTACGGCGACTCCGGCGAGTTGTTGTTCGGAATTACGCCAATGCGCTCTTCTTGGAATTTCTTCATTGCAGCAATATCTGGCGGCAATTCAACCTCAGGGGCAATGAACTCATCTTTTTCGGGATCGTAGGTGTAGCCAACACCAGCGTACACACCGCGAAACTTGTTGTTGTAACTGGTCTGCACCCAGCGCGTATTCGCGCCGAACAGAGACTGGCAGAACGCGACACCAAGCTCTTCGCGCTCCACGCCGTTATCAACGAGTTCGTTGTTGTGAACGACGATTACCTGAGTGACGACGTTGTTCTCATCGAGTTGTGCAAAGTGCGCCATGATGATTCCTTAGAACGTAATCGAGCCGGAGCCAGTCCATTTGTAAATGTTGTAACCGCCAGCGACTGTGTATGTCGGTGATCCTGTGGTAGCCGTTGCAGCAGGATAAGTATCTGGATAACGAATAATTACTACACCCGAACCACCTGCTTTTCCGTCTGTTGTTGAGTGATTTCCGCCGCCACCGCCGCCGCCAGTGTTTGCCGTGCCTGCAGTAGATGCGCCCCAATTAGACGAGTTTGATCCTCGACCTCCACCGCCAGTTCCCGCCTCGCCATAATTTGTGTTGTAGCAACCGCCGCCGCCACCGCCGCCGTAACTTACAGATGACCCAGAAATAGACGACGCTGTGCCGTCACCACCATGTCCATTTTGATCAACATTTCCAATTTCTGCGGCACCGCCACCACCGCCTGCGAAGGCAATATTAATAGGATCTGCCGATCCACCGCCGCCAGCAAATCCCTGCCCAGAAGTTCCTGCCGCTCCGCTGGTTGAGCCGCCGCCAGCATAAACGCCATTTCTATATGTAAATGCAGCACCGCCACCACCACCAGAGCCACCGGAATTTGGGCCGTTGTTATTAACGCCACCTCGGCCACCGCCGGTAGAGGTAATCGAACCAAACACAGAGTTTGATCCGTTATTTCCTTGCGCTAAAACTCCAATTCCTGCGGCGCCACCTGCGCCAACGGTTACAGTAATCGGCGATCCCGGCGTTACAGCGAGGCCTGTCGCAGTACGGTAGCCGCCTGCGCCGCCACCACCGCTAAAGTAATAACTTACATAAGTAGCAGGTTCACTTGGGGCCGAGTAAATAGAATAATGCCCGTTTGCGCCGCTGCCGCCTCCAGCGACAACTAAATATTCAACTGTTGGCGTAGCAGCAGGCGTACCGGGGCCGCCCATCGAATATCGATTCGTCGAGCGTTTCCCAGCTCTCGGAGATGTTCTTCCAATGGTTCTCACGAGAACCTCAGTACGTCGGCGATGGGATGCGCAGCGCGACAGCGTAGACGGCAGTCGCCGTGGCTACGTTTGCGCGGATCTCTCCGGCTCCGAGCTCAAAGATGCCGCCGCCAGCAGCGGTCAGCGTGACATCCGTGCCGACATCCTGCGCAGTCCCGTTCGGGCCTTTGCATTGCAGTTTGACCGTGCCGCCGCCAAAGGTCGCCTCGACACGAAACTCACCGCGACCACCCGGCCATGCAACCCAGTTGCCAGTCGCGCTTGCGTTTGAAAGAAGAGTAATTCCTACAGCCATGATGGTCTCCGATTACGCGATTCGGTTGATGTTTGCGATGACCGATGGTGTAACCGGTCTAGTTGGGGAAGTCTGTGCAGCCGTTGAATCCAGCGTGACGGCCACGTTCGGCGTTGACCAGATCACTTCAAGGTAGTCGCTGGCAGCCAACTGGAGCGTGAACACAATAGTCACAACAGCAGTACCGGGGATGCCACCGCCCTGCGCGGGAACCGTTGCATCGGTATTGGAGTTGGTGACATTTGTGCCGTTCTTGCGCAGCCAGAAACTAGCAATGTGCGAAGAGCTGTTGGTGTTCTTCAACAGCAGGTTGAAATCGAACTTGTAGATTCCAGCCTTGGTGACTGTGATTTGAGTGCTTGACGCAACCGAGATGCCACTTGAGTAGTCCGTCGTTCCCCAGATCACGCCGGTAGCTGTATTGGCAACAGCAGTCTGATCGGTGATATCCGAGAACGCGCCGTAATCGTTTTCGGTGATGCGCCCAATCGGAACGATGCCGGTCGTCAGAGTTCCGTCTTTCTTGACGGTCCATTTCGAGACGCCCCCGACCTGCAGGTCCTGCAGCTTCGAGGCAGCGTTCGATGCCGTGTCAGTGACGTTGATCTTTTGCGCTGTGAACGTCGTCGGTGCGTCGTTCCACGTCTGCACCAGATTCTGCGAGACCTGACCGACTAGAGCTTGCGAGGTGACCTTCTTGGTCTCGCCTGCGCTTGTGTCGACGATGGCCAGAACATCGCCCGTCGCGACATCGATCTGAGCAAGCGAGTCGAGCTGGGAGATCTTCTTGGTAGCCATCAGCCCATTCCGAGCAGCTTGGTCTTAGCAGTCTGGCCCTGAGCCTGCGACTCAGCACTCGACACCATCGTCGACATGCGGCCTTTCTTACGCGCCATGCGCTTGGACTGGACTTCGCGCTCCTGCGCGACATCCACAGTCGGTGCCGGAGGAGGTGGCTCAATCTTCGGAACTTTCGGCTTGAACAGACCGCTCATATCGACCTCGTAAAAGTCAGTTACACGTCGCCACCTGACAGTCTAGCCGAACATCTTGTAATCTGCTATAGCCTGCGCCTGACCGGGTTGTCGGCCGCCGGTATTGCGGAAGGGTCTCCTGCCCTTGGCCAGATACCGGAATGCGTCAGCGTAGTGCGATGTCCAATCGTGCAGTGGCTTGTCCTTGAACCGACCGAGCGACTCGGAGTATTCGCGTCGGTACTGCCTGAGCGCATCGATGGCTCGTGTCATACGCGCCCTTGCGTCTGCTGGTGTCTCGCCCGGAAACGGATCAGGCTCGGCGTTGAACTCGCAGACAGGCAGCATCAGCCTCGTTGCGTGGATGCCGTCGTCGACGCTGTCAGGCGGCAAGATGCGCGGCTTCAGGCCAAACCCTCGCGCTGTCTGCTCACGGGACATGCCAGATCCCCACTCCTGCACCGCTCCGTCGTGCGGCCAGATCGTGTCGGCATAGACGTATTCCATCGATAGGAGCTTGCGCGAGTACCACTCCAAGCCGACGCCTGATCCCTCCAGCACGTTGATGATGCGGATCGCACCGTTGCCCATCTGCTGATAAAACCAGATCACCGTGGAGTCGCCGACGCCTATGTCCCACGCGGTACCGACCGGAAGGTGCGGCAAGCTCGGGAAGTTGCCGATACGTCCGTCTCGCTCTGCCTTCGAGATTAGCTCACCGTAGTAGGCACCCGGCGTCGAGGCGTTGAAGTCGCAGTAATACTCTTGCCGGATGATCGCCTCGGCTTCCTTGTCGCCGCGTTCGTTCTTCAGCTCTCGCTCTTCGCGCTTGATGGTGTCGAGCGAGATCGCCTTCGTGTCCTCGACTGTCAGGACTTGGCTGTACCAATCCGGGTCCGTCTTCGCGTACTCGACCATTCGAGCGAAGTGGTTCCGGCCGCGGGGTGTCGAGATGAAGATCGCCCAGCCGCCGTTCTCAGCAAGGATCGGACGCAGGAATGCCCATGCGTTCGGGTCTGCGAGGGCGTACTCAGAGAACACCACGCCGACCGGCGGAGATCCGACTAGGCTGTTGTAGTTGTCCGAGCCGACGACCTGCCACGTCGATCCGTTCTTGAACCGGATGAACATGTCCTGCTCACGGGTCGATTCGCGCAGCTCTTCGGGGAATGCGTCGTCAATACGTCGGCGTCCGGTGTGGCTATTGACTGCGTCCCAGATCGCCTTGCGAGACTGGTTCGCCTGCGGAAGCATGTGCCAGTAGGAGCCGGGTCGCTGCATGGCGCTCGTAGCAGCCCAGTGCAGCGCGAGTTCGTCCTTGCCCGAGCGTCGGTGCCAAGCCAGTGCGAGGCGCTTCTTGCCCTTCTCCAGAGCCGCCCATGCCGGAGCTTGGTAGTCGCGAGGGGACCAGTTGTTAGCCGGTAGAACTATCTTCGACATCGCTGAATCGTTTGACGACAACGGTCAGCCCGAGTTCGCCCTTGTGTTCGACCTCAGCCTTGTCGCCGTAGCGTTTCGGTTTGAGCTTGCTAGCAATCCACTTCCGGGCGTCGACCATGATCCGCTTGTGGTTCGGGTCGATCTCGGTGTCGTCTGCAATCTCGACGATCCGGTCTGCGTGAGCTTCAGCCTGAGCCTCTCGCGCGTGTGCGTAGCGTTCCGAGAATTCTGGATGTTTCGTCAGCCACAGGAAGATGCTCGACATCGCAGGCATTCCATCCTCAGCACAGATCTTGTGCAGCGACTCTCCCTGAGCGATGCGCTCACAGATCTTCGCGGTCAGCTCTTCGCTGTATGTGCTGGGTCTGCCTGCTGGCATGGATCACTTCTTCTTGCGCTTGGCCTTGGCTGCTTCACGCTTGACCGAGTAAGCAATCGCAACTGCTTGTTTTTGCGGCTTTCCTGCCTTGATCTCGCGTCGGACGTTTTCGCTAAAAGCCTTAGCACTGGTGCCTTTAATTAAGGGCATGTCACTTTCCTTTATTTCGTTTGCTGATCGCCGCGGCTTTCGCTTTGGCGTCGGCTTTGCTGGAAGCCCCCCAAGCCCTAAGTGCCAGAGCAAGGCGAGTCGGTTTTCCATCTTTTTCCATCGGACCCGGCATGCTACCCATACGCGCCAGAAACGAAGCTCGGCGAGGGTTATCGCCAGACTTAACCGGAGCTTTAAGCTTTCCGCCAGTTTCTCGATTGTAGGAAGCGCGTCCTTTAGCATTCAGGCCACCCTTTGCGTTCTGTCCTTCTTTCCGTTGCCATGCTGGGGTCTTCATTCGATCTCCCTGTCGGCCTTTACGGGGTCGACGTAGAACGGTCTGTCGGCTGGTGCGCCCGGACTTAACGTCCTGCTAGGTGTTGCCGGGGCGGTTGTGCGTTGAGTGCGGATCGCTTGAACCCGTGCTGTGATCGCGGCCACCCCGAGGGTTTGGCGAGTGCGCTGCATGGGGTCGAGTTCGGTGTCTCCGGTATCGCCCAGCCTAGCGGCCACGCTTCAGTTCGCTCCTGACGCTGTCCCTGAATGCCTTTGCTGTAGGCGCACCCTTGCTTCCGGGCTGGCGCATCTTCTCGCCGCTACCGGCCTTGATGCGCTCCCGCTTGGCATGGATGTTGGCCCAGAGACCCTGTTTCATATCTCGATTCTATGCTGCTGGTGTCGGGTCGTCTACGGGGTCTTGCGGCTTGCGTACCCGAGCGCCTCGCTTGAACTCCAGCACCTCGGCCTTCGGCGGCGGAGGGTTGCAGTCGGGACACCTGATCCAGTCACCCATCCCGTCCGAGATCCAGCCTGCCGCATTACAGCTCGGGCAGGGCGCAAGTCTGATTCCGTCGTTCATCACTGCAGCCTTGTTTCGTGTTCCTTTAAAACGTCACGCGCCCACTTCGAGGGACCATCGTCATCCTTCCAGCGCGAGATCCGACGCAGGACTCTCTCGTATTGTTTCATTGCATGCCATGTGATCGCGAGTGTCACCACTACATCGATCCCGGCCAGCTCCTCATCTGTCACGTCGTCCTCGACCTGATACATCGCCATCGCTCCGCAAGAAGGGCGGTACCCAATCGTCGCCGAAGCCGTAGGGTTCTGGCAAATCGCTTTCGACCCGAACTATTTCTCGGTGAACTGCTGCTAGCTCTTGATTTAGTTTGCGAACCTTGGCCCACAGCGCCTTGATTCTTTCGGGCTTCGTCAACGGCTTGATTGACAAACTCGACAATCTTTCGGAATTCATAATGTTCCTGTATGTAAATGTGGCGTTTGGAATTTCTACAGCGGTTCTTGTATTCGACTCCGCAGATTCTGCACCGGGCCATATTCGCTGATCCTGACTATGACTTCGCCGTCGCCCTTGGCATCGTGCCGCAGTATCGACAGCGAGTCGATTTGACTGTCGTCCTCGATCACATCTGCTGCCACTATCGCGTCGAGTAACGCCTTCGTGATGTTATCGAGATCGCGTCTGCGCTTGTCAGGCGGGTAAGCATCAATCGATACAGCCAATCTTGAACGTATGTTTTCTCGTGGTATTCCTTGCTCTAGTATCCGATAGGCTACAGTCTGTCGGTAAAGCCTTCCGTCCTGCGAGACTACCGTGCGGCCGCGGTAGTTGCGCCAATAGTGATTCACGCTCGGTGGCCACGGCAATCTAATCTCGATCATTGCGGTTCCTCAGAATCTTGGATCGGCCTTCGCGTGTCGTCACCAATTGCTGCAGCGCGTTGCAATCGATGTCGAGCATGTCGCAGATCCACCGAACGCTGCCGACGTGCTTTTGGTGCGAGAACATCCAGTGCGTTGCAGCCCGGTGTGATCCTTTCTTGTTCATGTCTCGAACCGCGATCCAGATCACCGACGCCCACAGCCTGCGATACGGATCTGCAAACTCGACCTTCGGGTCGGAATCACTATCATCGATTCGTATCACGGGGATCTTTCCCTGCCAGCATCATCGCGTACCACAATAACTTATTCGCATCCTGCTCGGCTGAATCTTTTAGACCAAGTCGCCAGTTGTACTTTGCAATCTGGCCTCGAAGGTAGCCGCGCCACTCGGCTGGTGATAACTGCGCTTGAATCGCATCGATGCATTCGATGTCGCCGGTCTTGTAGTGCAACGGATTGATAGCGTCGTTTGTCATGCCAAATCATCCGCATGAATGGCGTTCAGCGCCTCTTGAATTTTTGCAGATACTTTCGGCCAATCCTTTGCGTGGATCGAAGCATTGATCTCGATAGTGCTGGCGTCTCCAATGCAAGAAACCATAAATATCACTTCGCCGTTTTCATCACAGCCTTCAAATTGTAGTGGAAGCATATTGATTTTCACGCCAGCGCCCTCTCTTTGAGTCTGCGAACACCGATATCGCCGAACAGTTCTCGAACGAGCCCGACGATGTGGATGTCTCCGTAAACCTTCTTCGGTTCTGACTTGCGAATCAGATCGCCGACGTGATGCTTCAGGAAGTCGCGCTTCTCGGCATAGTCAATCGAGCCGCGGTTCATGTTCAGTCTTGCAAGATACGCATCTGCAAGACGCAAGCGGCCGATAGTCGTCTCGACGATCTCTTCCCACATGCGGATGTTGTCGTTCATCTGATGCTCGAACCGAGCCTCGTCAGCGGCCTTCTGCTTGTCAGTCTTTTCGGGTTTCTCACCCGGCTGCAGTTTGCCTTTGCGTAACTCGAAGAGTCCTTGCCACTGGTTGCTGATGGATTGGTTGACGACCTCGGCCTGATCAGCACCGTATTTGGCAAGCTTGAGAGCCGCGGCATGCAGCGAGATTTCCTTCAACGGTTTGCGTATCGCTTTCCGGTAGGCAACCCATCGATCCCAAGCATCCTGATCCAATCCCTGTATGTTCATGTCCATATCTATCTCCTGAATAGTTATGACTGTTGGTGAATTCTGCGTGGTTGAGACGGAATAACGCCTAGTCCCAATCACGCAGAGATATGACTGTCGGAGCCATCCTGCTGTGAGCGACTTTTACGGTTTCCCGTTGCGGTTCGCGCTTCCTCACAATGTGCTGCGCGTCCAGAGTCCCGCTGCCCCGGTCTGGATTTAAGCTGATTCTGCGCGTGGTTTCCCCGACCAGAATTGCCGAGGGAGAAAGAGTGTTTGACAGGAGTAGTACACCAGACTACCCTAACACCACTCTCACTACCCACCGAGAGCCTACCTGCACAGTTTGCAGGACGCAAGCCCCCGTTCAGGGGGTTTGTCGTTTTAGCGGCTTCTCGCGCCATTAGGGCGTCTCTTCTCCAAGACCTGCTGCTGCATCATCTTTCGTACCTGACGAGCGTCAAAGCCTGCTGGAAGCTTTACAAAGCCGAGCTGCAGTCGCATCACCTGAGAAGGTGGAACAACACCGCGGCGAACCCATCGCGAGACTGCCGGAGCCGAAACCCCGAACGCATCCGCGACATCCTTTTTGCGGCCTTGGAAGACCGACAGAATGATATTGATGTCCATACGATGCGGATCTTAACCTAGGTTACCAACGAAAATATACATGCTCGAAATGCATAGTATCGTGGGGTGGTTCCTTTTCTAATTAACCTCGGTTAAGATTCACACATGGTCGGCATGGTGCTGACACAGGAGAAACAAAATGAACTACGCAAATCACATCGGCTACAGCGACATCAACCCGTTCGAGATCGTGCGCCGCGTGAGTGACAAGACTCTTGAGATCCGCGCCATGAATGCCGAGCGCGATCAGTCATGGAAGCCTGACTTTGTTCCGGGCGGTTTTTGCGGCACGGTTGTCAACCAGAGCGAACAACGCTGGGTTATCAGCAGCGACGAGTCGGCCAAGTCGGTGCGCATTCGCCTCGGCAAGAAGGGCTGGAAGGATGCGCACGGCAATCGTTACGCCCTCGCCGATAAACCCCAAAAGTTCTACGACTACAATTTTTGAGAAATGTGTGGCGGGGACTTCCAACCCGCCTCTCTTTGGAGACGATAATGAAAACAATGCTCAACGCGGAAAGCATGACGCTTATCTCAAACCCATTATTCCAAGCTGTTTGGTTTATGCCGGGGAGCAACCACGACGCTCGTATGGTTCAACGCGACCATGACTTGCAAGTGCATTATTTCCAATGGGCTTATGCGCGATTCCAGATTCTTTCCATTGCTCAAGAGCGCGGCATTGTTGTTGATCGAGATCTTTCGACATCCGTTCCAGCCAAGGTGCGCCAATGGGCCGCCAGCGACTTAAACACGCTTGGCCTGATTGAGAAGGAGCCATATGGCAAGAGCCAAGGCTGGGTTCTGACGCAATCCGGTCGCGACTTTTTGTTGACTTTCTCTTAACCGACGTTACGATACACACATAACAACACAGGAGACGACAATGAAGAAGCACTACTGCAATAGCTGCGAATCGATGCAAGTCTTCAACGAAGGCTACGGCTTCAACCATCACGGCGACGAAGAGTTCGGCATGTACTGCGACCGCTGTGAAAACTTCGCTCACATGTGCAGCGAGTGCGGTGTTCATCCTGCGATGGACCTGTCCTGCGTCGATTGCGAAGTCAAGTTGTACACACAAGATCCTGACAGCCTCGAAGCCTGCATCGAGTGGTTGGCCGAACAGAAAGACGAGTGCTATCAGGTCAAATTCTTCCGTATCGCTGTCACCCTTGCCCAAGCCAAATTTGCGGAGGCCGCATGAACAACGACAACATTCGCGCTTACCAGAGCGAACTCGACAACATCGTCAAGGAGCTTTCACAGTTCGTTGACAACCCGTCACTCAACGCCCTGATCAAGGGATCGCTCGAATACGCCTACGCTCTCGGCAAGTCCGAGGGATACGTTCAAGGCGTCCAAAACATGGCAGGTGAAGTGCGATGAAATCACCTTGGCCACAGTTTATCGCGCTGATCGTTCTGTTCCTGCTAGCCGCGGCGATGGACCCGTGCGGCGACGGCGGTTGCTCACGAGCTGAGGAGGTGGCCAGCCATGCACGATGAAGCACCTTGGGGCGTTGACGATCAGAGCTGGTGGCAGCAGCAGGATCAGGAGCTGCAGCAGCAGGAAGAGGAGGAGCGGATTGCTAGATGCGATCAAGCCCTTGCAGAGTTGAAGGCGACGATTGAAGACGAACTACAGAAGATCTACAGGAGTTTGCAATGAGTGAATTGCTCAAGATAAACGTCAACGAACACCTCGAAAAGAAGAACGGCCTCTCGTACCTGAGTTGGGCGTGGGCGTGGTCCGAGGTGCTGAAGCTGGACCCGAGCGCGACGTGGGAGGCGGTCGAGTACAACGGCATGCCGGTGTGTTTCCTGCCTGACCAGTCTGCGCTCGTGAAGGTTCGCGTGACGATCAAGGATCACAGCAAGACTTGCGTGTTGCCGGTCATGAATCATCGCAATCAGGCGATCAAGAACCCGGACGCATTCGCGATCAATACCGCCATTGTTCGATGCCTCGTGAAGTGCATCGCGTTGTTTGGCCTCGGCTTGTATGTGTACTCGGGTGAAGACACCCCGGAGGGAAATGTGGAGCCATTGACAGTTGATCCCCGCGGGGATCTCGGTAAGCAATTCGATGAGACTGTTCGAGACGAGTTCGTGCGCCGGTTCCGCGGCGCGTTCGATCTCGACGCAGAAGAGAACGTCATCGCGCAAGCGGTGCTGGAAGTTCACAAAGAGATCAACAGCGATCATGACATGTACATCGCGGTCGCTGATGCTATGACGCCGAAAGAGCGTAGTGCGATTAAGGCGTATTTGAAAATGGCGAAGGAGGCCAAATGAGCTACGACAATACCAACAAGGGAGCCTTGTTCAAAAACGACAAGGGCGGGAATGAAAAGCGGCCCGACTACCGCGGCGACATCAACGTCGACGGTGTCGAGTACCGACTCTCGGCATGGATCAAGAAGAGCAAGGGAGGCATGAACTACATGTCACTCTCGGTCGAGCCGAAGGATGGCCAGTCGAAGAAGTCGCCGCCGGTTCAGATCCCGGTCGAAGACTTTGTCGATGATGACCTGCCGCCGTTCTAATGCAACGGATATTTCCCAAAGGAACACAGCCAGACCAGATCGCGAAAGCGATCTCGGTCTTGGTCCGTGACCTCAACCCCGAGGTGAGCTGGGAGGTAACGATCAAGGCATTCAAGCCTCGACGCTCGAACCAGCAGTGCCGGTATCTGTTTGGAGTGATCTACCCGTGGATCTTGGAACTGGGAGGCGAGGCCCTGCGCGGCTACACGAAGGAGGATCTGCACGAGTTCTGGCTCGGCGATCACTTCGGTTGGGAGGTCATCGAGATCTTCGGGAAAAAAAAGCATCGACCACTGCGGCGGTCGTCGAAGCTGACCAAGCAAGAGTTCAATGATTTTCTACAACACATCGAAGTCCGGTGTGCTGAATTAGGGATCGTCATCCCAGAGGTGCAATATGGCTAGGAAGGATATTCCGGTCGATCTGACTGCGATGGAGATGTATCAGGCTGGACTCGTAGGTCTTGCTCGTCGCATCGATAGCATGAGGCGCAACCTCAGCAATACGACCGGAGTCGTCAACAGTTGGAACATCGATATCGAAGGCGCACTCGGCGAGATGGCGCTGGCAAAGGCGCTGAACATGTACGCCGGTTTGCCGATCAACAATTACAAAGAGGCCGACATCGGCCCGTACCACGTTCGCACTACCGAGTACGACGATGGGTGTCTGATCCTGCGTAAGGAAGACAAACTCGATTGCCGCTACGTTTTGATCACCGGCAAGAATGGCAAGTACATGGTGCGCGGTCAGATCGAAGGATACGCCGGTACGAACCCGGCATATTGGCGCGACCCGAACGGCAGGCCCGGAGCCTACTTCGTTCCGCAGTCTGCGCTGGTGGGCCTGTGAACCTGCGTCAGGAGGCGCGTGGGCGTGGCTGCATGGTGCGCCTGCCCGAGGTATGCAACCACAATTCAGAGACCGTAGTGCTTGCGCACGTTCGTTTGGCGGGGGTGTCAGGCATGTCGGTCAAATCGCCGGATCTGATTGGAGCGTGGGCCTGCTCGGCATGCCATGACGCTATCGACCGACGATCCCATACGGATCTCGACAGAGACTATGTCCGGCTTGCGCATCTCGAAGGGATGGCACGGACAATCGCGCAGCTCGTGAAAGAGGGCAAGGCGTGAACTGCCGAAGCTGCAGGCATTCAGTGCATGATGGGAAAATGCTTTTCTGCCGTCACCACGAGTGGCCTGCAGATTGGAAATGCAATCACTTCACCTACGAACCGGGAACCGACGAGGTTGAATATGACAGTGGACAACGAAAGCCCACCGGGCGCATGGCGAACGGAGCTCGACCGACGAGGGATCAAGTCAGATCAAGACCTGCGCATCGATGACGCTCTGGCGACGCTAAGGATTCGCGGCCTCTGGACTGAGGCCGCTATCCTATCCACCGAGATCACCGCCATGAAGGCAGAGATCTATCGTCTTAGGCGTTCACAGACCGGCTGATCTCAGTCCAGTACACGCCGCCGACGCCAGTCGTATCACCAGTTTGCAACAGGGTGATGATGTCGTACTGACTGGCCGTGAATGCTGTGCCACCGGAGAGCCGCTTGGCAGTTGCATTCAAGACGAACGCCGTCGAGCTAGGCGAGTGGATATGAAGGATTTGACCGTATACGCCATTCGTGAAATTCGAAATTTCAGACGCTGCGTTGCTAGACGTAACATCGATCCGAACGATTTGGTAGCGAGACAGCGCGGCTATGTCTACGTTCACAGCCGCTCCACCTCCTGCGTTATTCACGGTAACGCGGTAGATGGGCGAGGCAAGATCGCTGGTCAAGAAATCATTCGGAACCACATAACCGGCAGACGTTGCAGCAGCAAAGTCATTGCCTGCGAAGTACGGCAGCGTCGTGATCTGCGGAGCGCGAACGCCCACCAATCCTGCCGTGCCACCGTTAGCCTGCATATTGTTGTTTGTGATCGTGAACGTATTGCCGAGAGCAGAAGTCGTCTCGATCATGATCGCGTTTTCAGCGCCAGCAGCAGCACCACCTAACTCAAGGAAGTTGTTGCTGTCGATAACCATCGAGGAGCTTGCGGTTGCCACAATCGCAGCGCCGCCCCACTTCTGCACAATGTTCTCGGTGAGCGAAGCATTCTGCACATACACCGCTTGGATCGCACCAGAGTTGGTATTCCCAAGGATGCCGTGATTGATAATGACGTTGCCTTTGCAGACCACATTCTTGTGGTTCAGCGTTGAACCGCCATTCAGATTGATGCCGTAGTTATCGTTCTCGTAGCCCGAGGCCGTGCCATCAGGATTACGCGCATCGACGACGTTGTTCGTGATGACGTTATTCGCACCAGCATACGCAGCCGCGTCACCGCTGCTCGACGAGCAAGCGATACCGCCATAACTGGCATAGACCTTGTTGCTGTCGATAGTGATCTCGTAGCCGCCGTGACAGTCAATCGGCTCCCATGCGTTATACGCAGCATAGTTATAACCGACATACCAATCCCAACAGAACGGATTCGCAGCCGCCTTGGTTCCGGCATTCGGATCGCTGCTATATCCGGTCGAGTCATGAGTCAGCGTGATGCCGTACATGTTGCTTGAAGTTCCCGGAGTGATATTCAAGAACTGGTTCTTGGTTGCCACACCGTGATTGCAAGACAGGAACGACGCGCCCGAGTATCCGCAATAGTGGATCTTGCAGGAGTCGAGAACGATGTTATCGACGAACTGCGCGTAAATGCCGTGGCCGCCGAACTGCGTGATCTCGACATCGATCAGACGCAAGCCAGTCTTGCGAACCGAAGTCGAGGTGCCGATCATCTGAATGCCGTTCTCGTTAGCGACATACACCGACGCAGCCGGGCCTTGCAGCTTGCCACCTTCGATTGCGAAGTTGTTGGCATTGACCGTGATTGCTTTAACGCCAGCGCCAAGCGTCGGGAAACTCAACACAGCGCCAGCATCGAGCAACAGCGTGATGCCTGCGTTGCCGACCGTGAGAGCGCCGCACTTGTACGTTCCCTTCGGGAAGTAGATCGTGCCGCCGCTCGTCATCGCATTGATCGCAGCCTGAACGAATGCCGTGTCGGTCGTGCTGCCGTCACCCGTAGCGCCAAAGTCTTTGACGCTCACGAGATCGCGCAGTCGGTCGCGCACGTTGCGGATAACAGCACCAGTCTCAGCGCGAACATACGACACGTCGACAGAGTTGTACGGAGTTGCAGGGCCGGAGGCGACAGTCGGATTGCCGGACGCATCGAAGCCAAGATATTTCTCAGCACGATTCGTGGCGTTCGGGATGTTGCCGAGCGTTCCAGAGTCAGTAACCGGAGCCACAAGCGCACGGTCGAGACGCTCATCGAGTTGCTGCGTGATCATCGTCAGCTTGTCGACGGTCTGCTCCAAGCTCTCAGCCGGAAGCCTGTCGTTCGGCAAGAAGTCGGTCTCTTGCGTCAGCTCGACGTTGCGCACAATCGTCAGCGTCACGCCAGCAGCCGGAGCCGTTGTCATCGTGACAGTGCCGCCAGCAGTGCTGCCTGCACCCGTCACCGAGTAGTTGGTGCCGAGTGTCTGCACAGTCTCGACACCGGCAGATGATCGCAGGATGACCTGCAGATCCCCGTTTTCGAGAAAGTAAAAGGGAACAGCAAAGACAGTTGTCGTGCCGTTGCCGCTGTATTGAACTTTCGCCGTCGTGCTAGCTACCGTCATGGGACTCTCCGATCTGCCTCCTCGGCATTATAGGTTACTGGGGTGGTGCGCCGCCCACGAGGGCGACCGGGTTCTGGGTGCGGCCTTCGCTCATGGCAATCACCCCATCAATCGTTCTATTGATCTGAGCAGACGGCAGGTGCAGAGCGATACCTGCCACGTTGACACCGGCGCGAACGAATGCGCGGTCAAGCTCACCTTGGTTTGCCTGTTGGCTGAACTTGTTCAGTTCGTTGAAGAACCGCAACCCAGCAGGGCCGCTGTATCCGAGACCGCCAGAGGTCGACAGACCGAACATGATCTGTGCAGCACCGGCAGCTTCGCGAACTCCAACCATTGTGCCGAACAGGAACGACACTTGTTCCGCAGCCAACTTCTGCGCAATCTCCTCGTCGTCGTCTTCGTCGCCGATCTTGAATGCTTCTTTGATCAGCATGCCCAGCACAGCAGGTACCGAGTAGATCAACAGCAAGTCAGTGGCAAGACGCGCAACCTGCGCAGGACTTCGTGGATTAGTTCCGCGAATACGTTCGACGCCTAGGTTGTACGCCGTGTTGAAGTATCCGTAGAACACCGTGAAGATTTTCACGAACTCGGAACCGCGTTGGATTGCAGCAAGGTCCTTCATCTGACCACCGCCTTGCGATGCCAGCACAGCCTGATCCGCAATTTGCACAGACGTGTCTTCATCAAACCCTTCGGTCTGCGCTTTCTGGTAAGCGCCCCACCACGTCGGGATGTCGACCGTCATCTGAATTGCGGTCATCGGCAGGAACATTGCGCCATCGATAAACTGACGCGACTCAGTCTTGCCGCGCAAACTATTACGCAAGTCGTTCAGCTCACGGTTCTGGGTGCGTTTGCGATTTCGCATGAAGCTCGACTTCTCAAGCACAGTCGTGCCGAGCTTGACCGGATTCTTCGCAAACTCTGCCACGCCTTGTGCGATGTACTTCGGCCCGATACGCACAATCGACTGCGTCAAACCGAGCGGCTGCATGACAGCGTTGACGATATTGAATCCAAGACCTGCAACCATCGAGCCGATACGGATGTGACGCAACGGTTTGTCGAGCGCGTGAGGATTGGTCGCCTCACCCGCAGCAATCGCCTCGACCGCAGTGCGTAACTGCCGGGTCAACTCCGCACCGTAACGCTCACGAATCGTACCGTCGACGGCACGAAGGATTCGATTGGCATCGACCAGCCATTCCTTGTAGGCAAGGTAATGCACCACGTCGGTCAGGCCGTTGAACGTCGCATCCATCGTCAACAGAAGCGGTCGGCCTTTGACTTCTTCAGCGCGGCCCTTCACGAAGTTGCTGCGCACCGTTGCTGCAGTACGCGCACCTCGGAGCTGGCGCTTGGCCTCTTCCTCAGCAGACAACTGCTCCGTGCGCAGACTCTCGCCCGGATCGTAGACAGCAGGATAGTAACCACCGCGATAGGTTCCGAACTTGGTTTGTATCGGCGTGGCCTCGATCCACTCTGGCTCCTTGCCCATCAAGTTGCGCTCGACTTGAGCGATGTCAGGACGCAGGCTCTCGAACGTGTCCCACACGCCCTGCACAAAATCCCACTGCTCTTTGGTAAGAGAGTCGAGAACTTGCTGCACACCTTCTGTCGTCCAGCCGCGGCCATCGAGCAATCGCTGACGGTTGCCTTCGTTGCCCCAGTTCAAAGCAACAGCAAGTCGCTCTTCCTGATTCAGACTAGTACCAATACGCGGGAAGAATTGTCCTTTGCTGAATGCGCGTTCTTTCGGCAGCAGCTTCAACAGTTGTGCGAGTCGAGCTGTCAGCTCGGCCTGCTTCTCTGCTTCCCAGTTTCCGCGCTCGTTGGCAGTGCGAACCAGCGCATCCCACAGTGGACCGCCGTCCTTGAAGCCATCGATCTCGTACACAATGCTAGCCATCTTGCGATGCGCAGCAGTAAACGACTTGAACGCACGAGCCATGATGCTGCCGAGATCCGTGCGAGTACGATTGTCGGCGACGCGGCCGCGGTCGTTCGCGATGACAGACTCGCGGATCTCCTTCATCAGCGCATCAAACTCGCGCTTGTCTTTGGCGAGTAACAGCTTGCGCTTCAGTCGGCCGAAGTGTTCTATCTGACGGATACTGTCGACCAGACCGGCAAACTCCTCAACGGTCAGGTTCTTGTAGTTGACCGCCTGAGATTCGTTGACGATGTGCGCCGGAAGATCCGGCTCGATGCCAAGCTCTTTCTGGTTTTCGATGAACTGAGCAAGGGCGGATCTGCGGTCGATCTCGCGCAGTGATTTCTTGCGCAGGTCGAACCGCTCCAGTATCCGATCAATCTGATCAAGATATTCTGGATCGACGTTTTTGCGAGTGCCTTCCTTCGTGAACTTCTTCAGATAGGCAAGGCCGCTCTTCACGTTGTCGAGAGCTTCGCCAGCAAAACGTGTTGCGTAGTTGTTGACCAACTGGTTGCGCTTCTCAAGTGCAGCCTCGGCCAATCGACCGCGCTTCATGGCACGTTCGGCGTTACGCGCAGCACGGGCCGCGCTTCCGCTGTACTGGCTGACACGCACGTCGCGAATTTTCAGGCGGTTGATCACGGACCGAGCGAATGCTTTTGCAGCACCCGGCAGGGTTCGCTGCCGTCGGCCACCAACGGTTACGGTCGGAGCCATAGCCTGCTCAAGTGCAGAAAGCTCCGTCTCGACCATGCGAGTCCGGGCCTCGTTTGCCAGCGCGGCATTGGCGGCATTGTTGCGACCTTCCGCCGTAGACAGGTCAGAGAAGTCGCGCAGCATTCGAGCATCAGTCTCGGCGCTGATCGCTTCATCCGGTGTCGGCGATGCCAGAATGGCGCGGATCAATTCCGAACCGCTGGAGAATCCGAAGGTCTCTGCGACCACGTCCGGGTGTTCTCCGCTGACGCCCTTCTTGATGTCGGCAGCCGTTGCCACCATCCGCAGTTTGCGAAGCTGGGCGACCACTTCCTTGCTGGCCGTGACCTGCTCGACATACTCGGGATCGAAACGGCTTGTCGGTTCCGCGTTCGGGTCGTCGGTGAGGGGGCCAGTCAGATATGCCCATGCCCGGTAAATTGGCTGAGACATAACCTCCGGCCGAACCATCGAGCGCACATTGCGGCGAGTCTCTTTCTCCTCGCGCTGCAGTTTCGTCAATAAGCGACTACGAGCGTTCTCCAGCCACTTCATGTCCTGTACCGACTTCGCGGTCAGGTCACTGATGGCCTGCTGCGTAGCGGCCTCTCCTTGCGCCTGATACGCTTTCCAGTCGATGCCGAACTTCTGGGCCTCGGCTTCAGTCTTGAACATCATGTCCATAGACTGGGCGGCTTCCCGAGCTTCGATCTCTTCCTGCGTTGCTAGTAATCGATCGAATACAGCACGGACCTCGTCGTTCAGCTCGGCCTGCATGGCCTGTCCGAAAGAGGCTTGCTTGCCGAGGGTGGCTTTGGCTCGTTCCATCAGGGACCGATAAACCGAAGTCAGCCACGAGCGGAACCGATCAAACATCGGCTGCAGCTCAGTCGAGGGGGCCTTACCGTCGGCGAGATACACCTCGAACCCACGGGCAAACTTCTCGTGGCTCGGGCGCTGCTCGTCGGTGGACATATTGAGCCACACGTCGAACTGGCTCATTTCTGGCGTGGCCTTGACGCCAAACCACTTCAGGATCGTTTCGGCATCTTTGCGCACATCTGCCGGTGCATCCGGCCGCGAGGCCAGATTGACGAGCATGTGCAGGTAGAAGTGACCGCTTTCGTGCAGGAACGTCGAGAGATCCTGCGCCTTGGTCAGGCGGATCGTCAGCTCTGAGGGGCTGAAAGATCCTCGGACTTCTTGGGCTTCGCCTTGGAAGAACTCTTTGCCTTTTGCTTTTGGGGCGATGCTGATTGAGCCGGGATCTCCCCAGCCATATCGCTGGCTAAAGTCTTCGAAGACTGCCTGTACTCTGGGCGCGAGAACATCTGCGGCCCAGTCCAAAACATCGGATCGTCCTTCGGCACGAATCCTTTCAATGTAATCTTGCCCATCAGGTTTTTCTCTCCAGTTGTTGCTCGGCATATCGCCGTCAGACGAAAACATCCGTGCATCTGCGTCAGGCAGCACAGTTTCCGCAACAGCCAAAATGTCGCTTTGCAATTCGGCGTTATCAATTACACCGAAGTTAACTAGTCTGATCCCATTCGGGCTACTAATCAAGGCGAAGGAATCATTCCATCCTTCACCCTTGTTGTTTTTTAGCATCCACTCTGCAATGGCATTGCTAAGATCGACCGTTTCTTGCGTGGTCAACGGCCTGCCAATGTCAATGTCTAATCCATTGGCATTCTTTTTTGTGGTTGCATAATAAGGTTTATGCCAACCGACGCCCTCTTGACGGGCAAGCAATCCTTTCAGTGCCGCATAAATGTTGAGGAGTTTTGCTTGCGCTGGATCTACTCGGTCGGCAGTCCCCTTCGCCGGGGCCATGACCATATTGCGTTGTGAGCTTGGCGACACTTCGCCCTGCCAGACTCCCGGCGCGATGATGTCGCTGTCAGTCAACAACCCGAGATAGCTTGCAATTAAATCAGCGCCGCTAATCGGGTCGTAGAAGACTCGATCAATGGCTTGCTGGAACTCAAGCTGCTGCTCGTATGGCGCATCGTGGATGCCCGGTAAAACGCCAGTGCTTCTGCCGGGACGGGCTTCAAACGAAACTTGCCCTACATGTCGAGCAATGCCATCGCCGAAATGGAACCCGGCAGCAAACTTATCATCCCTGTTTGGAACGTGTTCGTTCGCATACTTTAGCCAGTTATCGCGATGCTTTTTCTCATCGATAATAACTCGGCGCTTGACGCCCTTTTCGTTTCGTTCAAAACGAATCCAGCCATTATTTTCAGAAGAGTCTTCAGTTTTCTTTTTAACATCGGCGTTTTCCATCCGGGCCTTCATTGCAACCCAGATAGCAGCCTGAACCTGCTGAGGCTCCCAACCAAGCTCACGAGCAATACGGTTGGTTTCGTTTTCCATAAACGCATATTGCGTTTTTGAAGGAGCATCCGTGTCGTACTCGGCAGCTCTCATCATCCACATGTCAATCGTTGCGCCTTGCGGCAATGTCGGATCGACTACGCGCAGAAGATTGGTAATGAAGTTTCCGGTTTTTTCGCCAGACCAGAATGCGTCAATGTCGCGCATGGCCTCGTTGGCCTTGGCGTCTTGCGGCCCCGTCTTGACCTGAATCGGTTGGCCAGCTTTGTATTGCGCCCACGCACGAATAGCGAAGGTTGAGTTTGCATCAACCTTTGCTTGCGGAGAATAAATCGACATCAGCGCAAGAAGCTTTCGAGCTTCCTTTAAGTCACCGCCGACATACTCAATAATCGCCCTGCCGCTTTCCTCGTACCAAAATCTTCCGTATTCACCTTCAAGCGCAAGATCAAGAAGTCTCTTGCGCAAATCCTCAATTGTCTCAGGTGTGTTGTACTTCTCTGGCGCACCAATGTACTTGCCGTCTTTTACGGGAAGCTTTTCAAGAACCTGACCGGCTCGGCCATAGGTCAGCTTTTCGCCACGCAGTGCAGACAAAACACGCGGCGCATCAATTACGCCAAAAGACAAACCGCCCTGAACCTTGCGACCAAGTATGCCTTTTGGAAGTGACTCGCGAATCTGAGCAGCATCGCCACGGACAACGATTGCGCCTTCTTCGTTTTGCAAAAATGGGAATCGGCCAGCAGTTTGGATATCAACTGGCGCACCCGGCAAAGTCCCTTCCGGTAATTCAACCTGCTCAAACTCGCCACGCCCAACACCAGCAATGCGCAGTCGCTCTTGCCCGAACAACTCGCTGGCATTCATGCCCATGCGACGGGCCATGACGTGATAGAAGGTCGAGGTCAACAGAGCATAGTTGTCGGCCACATCCTGAGTGACGCGACCCGTAGCCATCAGCTCCTGAGCGACCGTATCTCGAACGGCTAGACGCGCCTCCTGAGCGGAAGACTCCTCCTCGTTCTGCGATAGCACGGTCTCGACCTGAGTGCGCAGCTCCTCGCTTCGAGTGCTGACATATTCCTCAGCCTCACGCTGGCTCATGCCGTTGGGGTCAGTGCGCATCTCCGGCAACAGCGGCGACAGCTCCTGATTGAACCGGCCCATGACCTCGGCGGTCGGAATGCGGATCATCGTCCCGGCGCTAGCCTGCTCAAGCTGGGCCGCTACGGTCGGCGACTGCCCAGCCAATACCTCGGCAAGGCCAGACTCCATAAGCGTCTGAGAATCGATATAAAGCGATTCTACGGGGGTATCCTGTGTGACTGCCTGCAAGAATCCCTCGAACGTGTCCACGTCCCGCTCACGGACGACAGACGCCTTGGCCAGCGTGTCGAGTTCCCGCAACAGGTCTGCCGTGTCGGTGGCCTGCTGCGAGTAGGTATCGCGCTCCAACAGTAAGTTGATGCCTTTGGTAACGGCGACGTTTCCGCCGACGCCGACAATGGTTGCAACCAAAGTCTCGACCGCGGCAGAGGGACGTTCGGCGAGGTACTCCTTGAACGGCTTTTCAGGGTTCAGGTTTGCCCACTCGTTCAGGTCTTGCAGGATGGTTGCGGCTTGTTCGCCGGGAACCTCTAGCAGGATCTGCTTTCCGAGAATGGTCAAGAAAGACTCGTCAACCTTCAGATCCTTGAACAGTTCAAAGACAGGAAGCCTTTCGGTCGCGTACTCGATTAAGCCTTGCAGCACCGCATACGGAGCGGCCTGCGCATAATCCAACTGCTCACGAGCTTTAATGTATTCAGCGCCAGTCGTCGACGCTGCCATTAAGTTCAATGCATACGTCGGGTTGCGAGTAGCAAGACCTGCGGCCAGTGCAGGCAACTGCTGGCCAATAGACTTAAAACCGCTGTAAATGCCGCCAGAGATCGGACCGCTGATCGCTTGCTCACCAGCAACAAATTCAGCTAAACCTTCCTGCGCTTTTGCCTGCTCTGCAAAGAATTGCTCTGCTGCGCCGCCAGTCGAGAACAGCGTTGCGGTCGGGCCTAGAGGCGCAATGCCGGATTTGTTGATGTAGTCGCCAATAGTTCGTAACGAACCTGACGCAAGAGCCGCGGTTCCAAAAATGCCACCGCCGACCATACTTGGCACACCAGATAAAATTGCTCTTGGAATGCTGACGGCCTTCTCAATCAAGCTCATGTTTTCAACATCGTCCTGCACGGAGGCAGCGACAACGTCGGGCTGTGAGTTCAGCCATTGTTTAAGCGTCTTTGTCGACTGCACTGTGCTGGCAGTACGATTCAAACGAGCCTGCTGATCCAGCTCGGGATCAGGTTCAAACGGGGTCAGCGCCGGAGGAATGTTGTTTGTACGAGCCTGCTTAACAGACTGCGCGGCTAGATCAGGATTCGCATCGGAGACTGATAACAGCTTTTCCGAAACGGCCTGATCATTTTGCTTGCTCAACCATTCCTGCAATGTCGGCATCAGAAATTCACTCCATCGACCTCGGCTGAATACAGGACCTCAATGCCACGCGCAAAGTCAGCACTGGTAATGGTCTTGTTTGGCGTCAATGTAATGCCGAGTTGTTCTCGAAGATCCGGCCGAGTCTGGATAAGTCTATACAGACGCTTCTGATCTTCAGGCGGGATGTCCTCGTAATTATATCGGAATCCGTACCGTTGAATGTCAGCCTCGGTCGCCTCAAACCGACGAACGCCCTTGTCACCCCAGAAGCTGCCAGCATCAATAAGTCGACCTTCTCGCAATAGGTCAAGCCCGATCTTGCGAGACTCGTTCAGCGTCAATGCGCGGCCAGCCTCCTGAGTCTTGACCTCGATAGCCTGAATCAACTGCGCCTCAAAATTCGCAAGCTGCTCCGCCTGCGGGGTCCCTTCTTTCGGGGTAACGTCCAAGCCAGCAGCAATCAAGTTGTTGCGCAATGATTTAACGGTCGACGCCGCAACCTTGGAAGCTTGCTGTCCTTGCAAGTCAGCCTTGCCGATTGAGCCTCGACGAGTCAGCAAAGAGTTGTACTCAGTCTTCGATAACTCGGTTTGGAGTTCGTTGCTTCGGCTGTCAAACTCCTTGATGAATGCTGTCGGATCATCCGCGCCCATAACGTACAGCCGAGTAAACTCGGCGCTGTTACCGCGAACCTGCCCGTTGTTGTCAGCAAACCGATTCAGCGTGTCGAGCTGTCCCTTTGACTTCGCCCAGTTATACAAGCGAGGCGGCATGTCCAAAACAGACTTGCCGGGATTGGTCAATATCCACTCCTGAGCTTGGCCGCTCATGGAGTTATTGAAATCAGCCTCGGCCGCTTTAGCACGAGCCTCTTCTTGGTTTATGCGAATAACCGTCTGATCGTAAACTTCTGCGCTGATCTTGCCGGACGTGTACATGTCTTTAACTTGCGCACGTTGCTCTTTCGTAGAAAGCCCCTTTCCTACAAGATCAATCGACAGCTTTAAGCTTTGATCGCGAACATCGCTTGTTTCAATCTGTTGCTTGATTTGCGCAACACGAGCGGCAGGCAATTCTCCTTCGCGAGATCCACCTTTCTCGAACGTCTTCAGGTAATCCTTGACGTATGGAAAGTTGTTGTCGCCGATAGCAGATGACAGCACAGCATCATGTACAGCAGCCATTGATCCGTTGATGAACGCGATCTGAGCGTCACCCTTTAAGCCAGCGCGGTTTGCGTATGCAATCGCACTGTTTCGCGCATTCTCCAAAGACAACCCTACGGATGGCAGGTCCTTGTAGTTTGCCGCTGCAGTAGCAGATTCATTCTTGACCGTGCCTTCAAACACTTGCTTGTTGTAAGACTCAGTCTCATTCAGAACGTGGTTCCGCAGCGCAGAACGGTACTGCGTGTTCGCAGCATCTGCGCGTCGACGGAACAGATCGCGCTGTCGCTGGTTCTGAAGTCCCGAGTATGTCTCTTCGATGGTTCTATCGAAGTCGTCCATGTACTTGCGCATGAAGTCAGCAGACACAGCATCGCCTGCCTTCTTGGACATGAACCCCTGCTCGGGATCGGTCATCAACGTCGTCTGCTGCTCACGGATCTTGTTGAATGCGTCCTCAGCCTTGATCGCATCCAGTTCTGCAAACATGTCTGCAGCAGTGCTAGTGAGCTGCTTGACGGCTTGAATCGCCTGACCGCGGCTACGGCCAGCCTCAGCAATCCCTGCCCCGCTCGGAGCCGTGAGATTGGGAACGACCTGCTGTCTGTAAAACTCAAGCTTTGCCATTGCTATTCCTCAGTGACGATCAAGGACCGCCGCCCAAATTCCAAGACATCGGATTCGCGCCACTCATGCCGCCACCGCCGAAGCTTCCGCCGCCAGCCTTGAATCCCATGAACGCTGCAGTGCCGACTCGAAGCAATCTTTGCGCTCCGGTCGGTTTAGCAGCACGAATCTGTTTCGCCTCTTGCCGCGCCATCGCGCCTGCAGCCTGACCACTGTATCCCATCATCAGCGCATCAAGCTCGGCCTTCACAGCAGACTGGCGGAAGGCGTCCGTAAACGTCACAGAATCTGCGAGACCCTCCTGCACAGCGGATGCACTCAGCTCGGAAAGCTGCCGCTCCTGCTGGCCACGGAGCGCCTCTTCGCGCATGCCAGCCTCTCGCTCTGCGACAGCGCCACGAGCCTCGGAAACACGAGCCTGCCCTTCAAGCGTCGCCTTCTCGGATTCGACGCTGGCGTACTCGGTCGCTGCAGCGGCCGCGGCAATCGCGATTGAAACTGGATCAGCCATGTCTTACTCCTTGATCAACGCGTACATGTACATGTCTCGGTTGCCCATAAAGCCGCGCATTGGCTGCGGCGTTTCCAGTGTGAATCCCAAAATATCTGCCCACTGGTGAGCCTCCTCGAACCCGACATCAACGTACGCCTCGATCCTCCTTATCGGACAATTTACCAAAAATTTTCTGACAGCCCGGTGGATCGACAGGAAGTGATGCGGGATGTTATCCGCGATCAGCGCCCATGCCATTCCTCGGCCTGCCCACATTTCAAACACTCCAGCACACACCACCACTCGCCCATCGGCGATTCCGGTATATGCCGGTCCTGCCTCCACAAACGATGTGCCGTAGTCCGGCTTCATAATCTGTGGACTCATGTAGGCTTGCGCAGGCTGCAACGAAAGCTCCTTCAGGTGCTTCGGTTCAAACTGCACAACCTTCAACATCGTCAGCCTGCCGTCTCCAATTCTGGATACAGCGCCACTACCGTCAGCGGCAGCGGTTGGTCAGCCACAATCCATATCCGCCCGTCAGTCTCGTACCCGCCGGGGAATGCCAGCGTGTCCGTGTCTCCGGTCAGCGTCGGCGGCACTTCGTCGAGCAGATCGTTACCGCGTCGGTAAATGATCTGGTCCACGTTGTTTTGCGCAGCACCGAACTTGCCGCCCAGACTCGCGTATAAGCGCATAGCAAGCTTATGGATGCGTTTTGTCTTGGCCTGAGCCGTGCCCTGCGCAGCGCCGTAGTCGAGCCTCTGCGTGGCCAGCGTTGACGTATACGGCAATCCGGCGATGATTCGAGCGGCCGGGAACGGCAAGGTGACAGATCCGTTCAGAACGGTCAGATCCTTGACCTCGGCACCGTCAGCCAGAGCCGAGATCGTCTCGCTCTCCAGATGCCACAAGCCGCCCACCGTCGTCGTCGTCAAGCGCCACGATCCGCCGGGTACGGTAGAAACCGGGAACGCAGCGATGATTGTGCAACGAACTTCAGTTTCGGATACGAAGCTGGTGATCAGACCACGAGCCGTGCGCCACGTCTCCATGTCTTCGTCGTAGTAGCGGTATCGGATCTCGCGGCCGACATCGGTTGCAGCAAAGATCGGCTCGTCAGTGCCAAGCTCGTCGCCGTCTTCGGTCATCAATATTTCGGAAGCTTCGGTTGACAACTCGAAGAACGTGCTGACTGTGAAAGATACGTCAGTTGTACCGACGACATCGCCATCAACACCAACGGTCAAATCCTCGTTCACAGCCGGATCGTATTCCAAAGAAGAGTCGAGATATACAGCGGCTTGGATGTCGTCGCCGTCTTCCAGACTTTGCGCAAAATACTCGATGTACCGTTTGGTCGATGTGCCTGTAACTTCGGTCAGGATATGCCCACCGTCTTCTGACGTGATGATGTCGCTATCTTCAGTCAGAATCAGGTTGTCCAGATCGTCGGCGACAGTACGCGCAACAACCATCCAGACATCGTCCACGTCGCCATCTGGGCCAGCAATAACTTGAACAGACTCGACCTTAGCGTCATCTCCGCCAATTGGGTGCTGGTGCCAGCCGTATACATTTTGCTCTCGGTCATAGGTCATGCCGATCAGTCGGCCGTCTTTCAACACACACCAGACAATATCGTCCGGCTCCTTTTGGTAGGCGATGCTCACAATCCCAGACTTGGTGATCTCGGGATACAGCACGTTCATGTCACGCGGGACATACGCCTCAGTCTGGATGTCGTATCGCAATTCCATGATGCGACGACCGCCGATACGAACGAACAGCGCGGAGTCTTCGATCAGGATCGGATCGATCTCGCGTGATCCTTCAGCAGACTGCAGATCAAACTTGACGTTTTCAGGGCCGAGCGCCTGACTCGATATCGCCTCTCGAATCGCGATCTCACTGCCGCCAGTGCCGACGAGCAAAGCGTTGCCAGCCTTCAACCATCGAACCTTGTCGACGTTGCCAATCGCAATCGTCAGGTTCAGAGAATTGTCAGCAAGGATCTCACCCATCGTGTCCGGTGCCATCGACGAGTAATCGCCAGACACCGACGCATAAATGTTTTGACCGCCAGCCCACCACAGTCGGCCGCGCCAGAATGCAGTCTTGTACGGATACGCTGCGCCAGTTGCAGTACCCCACGCACCGATACGGTACCGGCAGTCGTCACCGGCAACGAGTTCGGCGGGAGCAATGCCCGGTCCAATGATGTCGCACGTCGCGTTCTGCGCGTCGGTAACGGATGCGATCTTGACGACCACATATCCGGGGTGCAGATACAGCCACGTCACCGCTCCGTCGGATTCGGTGCCTTCCTCGTGGATCGGTCGCACCGTTCCCGTGGTGGCGGAATTTTGCGCTTCGTAGTATTTGCCGCTTGACTTGCGAAGGTCTGTCGCCGTGATCGATTTGTTGGTTTCCCACGGCACGGTTGTGATGTTGGTCGGCTCAAGCCGGAACAGCATACCAACATGCGCAGACTCGAAGACATTAGTCGTGCAAGTCAGCGACACGCCGGTTCCGGTCGATGCGCCAATCGTGAAATTCTTGGTGGTGATCGGCTCACGCTGGAACGGGCCGTCGGTCGGCGAGTACACCGCAAACGACCAGCTCGTGTTTCCTGCGCGAGTCAGTGTGCGAGGCTGATATCCCTCGCAGCCAATGTACAACACGTCGCCAGACTGAGAGATCGACAGCGCCGGAGTTCCCTCGGCCGTGAACAAATCGTCAATCGAGTAAGGCGATGCGATTGTATACACACGGGATATATCCCCGTTGCCGCTGTACACGCCGTACGATGTGGTGTTGATCGCCACATCATTTAGATCGTTCAGCTCAAAAGTTTTTGCACCGGCATTGACGTTGGCAACCTTGACATATCGACCGTTCAGCTCGGTCATGCCAAAAATGCCATCGACGTAAAACCAGTCACCGTTTGATGGGTCTGTGCCGTCGTAAGTCAGGACGCCTGTCGTTGCATTCGTTACGTTGACAACATCCTGTGCGTTCTCCAGCACCACACCGCGGTCCGTGTAGAACCGCACATATTGGTCGCCGAACTCCAGTACATACGCCTGATCGAACGCAAACTCGAAGCGTTGCAGCCAGACTTTCTTTCCGGCGTCTTTGGTTTGCAGGACGTACTTTGTTCCCGGCGTACGCTTGGCTGGGCCTTGCGTCGTCGGAATGAATCGACGCATCCGGTACATCGTCGACGGATACTTTTCGTAATCCGTCCGACCGCTCAACAGCGATCCAACTTCGCCACCGTTGAAATTGAGAACAGCCGGATTTGCGCTTGGCATTAGAGCCTCACGCTAATCCAAGTGGTATCCGCGAGGGACTCCGGTGGGCTTTCAATGGCATTCGAGCGAATGGCATCGCTCAGTGCAAGTCGATAGTCCCGCAAAGCTGATTCCTTTTTCTGGGCTGATTGCGTCAACGCTTCGCAGACGTTGTACGCAAGAAGCGACGCGAACGCATCATCGAACGCAGGATCAAACTGGGTAGGATCAGTAACGCGGCCAAGGTACCGCAGATTAAGAGGACCACTGTCGTAAGTGAGAATCTTGTTCCCTTCAAGCTGATACTCCGCGCCACTGCCGCTGATCAGATCTGACAGATCCGGTGCCGGGTAGTAGTCGCCGACTTGCAGGATTCGCAAGCAGTCAGACGGGATCGGGTACTGGTTCTCGTACTCAAAGACAGGTGTGTCGACCTCAGCCGCAAGCTGCACCCGCTTGACGCAGAAGCGCCAGTTATAGGTGCGCTGCAACTTGTCGCGCATCATCTCGTAAATAGCCAAAATCTCACGGGCAGGTTTTGTGTTGTCCGTAAGATTCGTGATCCTCAGATCCCCGACTTTCGTCAGGGCGAGGTTAGCAATCGCGGTGTCGCTACTAGCCACGGGCTACTCCCGAGGCTATTAAGCCGGAGGCCAAGTATCCTGAAAGATAGCTTCCTTCAGAACATCGATTGCCAGAAGGACTTCCTGCTTGCTCATGTTCGCAGCAAGATCCACGCGCACTTCAACGTCCGTGGTCGCCGTTGAGGACGAGCCTTCGGTCACGTTGCGAACGCCTTGCTCACCGCGATCAATACCGTAAAAACGATCTGCCATGATTCTCTCCTAAGAGAAAGGGGCAGGCCGGTTTTCCGACCCGCCCCAGTTCATTACGCCGTGTAACGACCGATCAGCTTCACGGTGCCGGTAGCGTCAGCCGCCGCCGTCAATGTGAAAGCCACATCGTAGAACACCGACGGATCAGAGGTGAGGCCGAGGGCGTCCCACAACTCTTTGCCGCTGTTCGCAATCGAGAACACAGCCGACTCGTGCAGAACATCTGTGCCGTTCAGCGCACCGTCCTTGAGGGACAGAGCCGAGGCAAAGAAGTCAGCATCAACCACAGCGCCGCCGTCCTTGGCCGTGCGATACAGGCCAATGTCGGAGATCGTCGTGGTGCCGATATCCGGCGAGTAGATTCGAAGATCCGTCATGACCGCATTCGAAGGAACGCGGAACATACGATAAGTCGAATCAATGCTGTCACCAGAAGTGATCGCCGCAGTTGCGACTTCGATGTGTTCAAAACCACCGTCTACACGAGGGCTGTTGAGAACGACCGGGGTCGCGTCTGCGTTGGTGATAAGGGTTGACTTAACTGCTACAACTGCCATTTTCGTTTACTCCCTTATTCCGCGCAGAGAATGTCAACAACCTTCTTCTCTTCCGTGCGGGTAGCACCGAAGGTACCCATCAGATAGATCTGATACGGGAGCGAAGAGAGATCGCGACGTTGCGTGATGTCGGACATGATGTCATTCCACATGCCGAGGTGAACGCCAGAAGGCACCCACACCGGGCAGCGACGGTAGGTCGACGAGGTCGGCAACCGCTCACTGTGGATGAAGTTGATGCCAAGGAACTGCATGATTTTGCCGTCCTTCAACACCGGCGTGTCGCCGTTGAAGTCAGACGAAACAACCTGCATCTGGCCCAAGAGATCGTCGTGCTGCTCGGCAGAGATGGCGCAGTACACCGGCTCCGCGTCGAGATCGACCTCGTTCTCCATCAGGATGCGACGCGCTTCGCGCAGCTTGTCCACCGTGAGGCCCACGTTGCCAGAGGCAGCGTAGTTCACCGCGACGCGCTGGTTGGTCGTGTCGAAGCTGGTGGTCGTGCCACCAGACTCGCCGGTCTTGTTGTCGTTCAACATACCAGCAATGATGACATCGTCCATCGCACGGCCCATCGCGTAGAGACCGTTCTGCGTGTAAGCAGACTGCGGGTCAGCGAGGAGACGGAGCTTGTCGAAGTTGTCGATCAGGTCAGCCCAATCGTAGTCTTCCGGGAACACCCAGCGACGGGCGTTCGGCGTGTTGACTGGAACAATCGGGGTGTAGCGGGTCGAAACCGCACGAGCAGCGGTAGCACCGTACTGCGTGACGACTTCAGAGGCTTTGCCCTTGTAGCTGCCCATCTGCACCGTAGAACGGAGCTTCGAGCCTTTCTGCTGGAGCAGAATGCTGACGTTTGTGCCGTATTGTACGGCATATGCACTAGCAATATTGTCGGCCATGATTAGCCCTCCTAAAACATTAAAAACCAAGAATGTTTATCGGATGGCTTGTCCGTTACCGGGGCCAAAATCCTTGCGAGATACGCTCTCACCGGGCGGCTGTCTATCCAGCAGTCTGCGGGGGCCTTACGGCTTAACCCATCCTGAAAAAAGGGCCGAGATTTCTCCCGGCCCAATTTCACTTACAGGAGATAACGCCACGAATTTCCAACAGAGGAACTTTATGGTGTCATCATACTAACGTGCGCGTAGCACACCTGCAACTAGCCTGTAAATAGTTCCGGGTTAGCCATTCGCTGCAGGTCCATCATCTCGTCGATAGCGCCTTGCCGGATCTTCGGATCTTGGTTCATGTAACGAGCCATGAACTCCTGATCGGTAAACTTCGCCTTGATCTTGGCGTCGGCCTGAGCGGGGGTCATTCTGCCGCCGCTTAGAACGTCGTTCGAGACAAAGGTTCCCTCTTGGAATGAAGATCCGACCGAGTGGAACAGCTTGATTAACTTCGCCGTGCCAATTGCTCTCTCCATCGCGTCGAACGCATCCGCGTCCAACCCTGCTTCCTTCGAGAACTTAATGGCCGCTCTACGGGCAATCTCCTCGTTCTGAGACGCGGCAACGCCCCACTCCTTCTGCAAGGCGGAATACTCGGCATCCACCTGCTGCTGGAATGCGGTCTCTTGCTGCTCCATCAGCGATCCGCTCATCTCATTCCACTTCTCGGCCAGAGCCTTGGCCTGCTTCGTGGTCAGACCTGCCTCGAACATCACCGGAGCGAATGCCTCAGCGAACGAGCGATCCTGCCCTTCCGGTACTGGCAACTCGTACTTGTCTGCGCTCTCCGGCCGTCCTAGGCGGTTATAGATGGCATTCCAACCCTCTACGTCGTCCTCTGACTTCGGAGCCACAATCGTTCGACCAGCCTTGTCAGCGCCGAACACCTTTTCGAGGTTCTGGTAAGACAGCAAAGCCTCACCGGGATGCTTCCACCCCTTGGCCTTGACCATCTCCCCGAGCTGGCCGACCTGATCGGGGGCCATACCTTCCATTGCGAACCATGACGGAGCGCCCGTCGTTCCGGCGCTGTCGCCGGGTTGCCCGTTCGAGACGGACCCGTTGTCGTCACTCATCGATGAATTCCTCTTGCAGATTGGTCAAGGTCTTCTCGTCCAAGTGCAGCGCCTCGACAATGAGCTGCACCGTTTCTTGGCGACCGACCATGCGGCCAACCTCGAACATGTCTGTCTTGCTAACACTGCCTGCGTAGACAGGCGGCTTGCCGTAGCGGCTGAATCGCTTCAGGTGCGCCATGATGATGCGACCGTTTTCCGATAGCTGTCCAGTCTTATCGTCGAGCAGTGCGCGTTTGTAAGCTCTCGACTTGAACACCGCCCTCGCAACACGAGAACGCATTATTGCCATCATGCTCGGCATCAGCGGCTCCTCAACCAAGTGAGATAATCAGCGCCTTCCAGTGGGTCCCACCAGACCTTGATTAGATCTGGATGGTCGTTCGGCAGATCAGGGTTGATCGTTGTCAGCATGCAAGGCGATAACGAGTTGTCGCGGAATCCGCGCTCCTTTGCGTATCGATCAAAAATCTTATAGCTGGCCACCTTACACGCATGCATGGTGATACCCGAGATCGGGTCCTTCAGGACGCTGTATGCGCTCTCGTGCTTGTGGCCTGCGACGTACAGGTGATCACGGGTTCCCATGAGAGCAGCTTTCATCGGGCCGTGGGCCGGATTCCAGATCGACGAACCAGAGTGATCGTGACGTGCATTCACGCGCACCTCTGCGCCGTTCGGAAACTTCAGTGCGATTCGAGCCTCGCTCGATTTGTACATCGAGTTCTGCTGTTTCGCCATCCACTTGAGCGGATCGCCTGCGCCGCTCCACGCATCGTGATTGCCAGCGATCATGTACAGCCATCGACAGCGGCCGACGAACCATTCTGCAAGTCGCCAAGCCTGCGATGCGGATGTCGCCTGATCGCCGTAAAGCCTTGCTAAACGGCCGACCCAGTTGTTCGTGGTATCGCCTACGTTGCAGGCGAATAAGCCTTCGACCTTGCGGCAGAGTTCGGTGTGTTGTTCGATAGCTTCAATGTCCGTGCCGTCGTCATCGACGTGCGGATCTCCGAAGTGCAGCAAACCGATTGGTCCTTGAATCTTTATGCGCACCTCGACAAGTTTCGAGGATTCTTCGTGCAGGCGCTTGTGCTGGAACTTGCGTTTGCGTTGCTCTACTAGCTCCTCGATTGGAATGTCGTCGTCGGGGATCGGAGTGAACTCAAACGCCTCTTCATTCGGGGTTTGCTTGCCCGGCTGATAGGTTGATTCAGGGATGATGTGTCCACGCTTCCTCATGCGATTCAATCGCTGCAATAAGGTGCGTTCGTTTATCCCGAGTTCTGAAGCTGCGTTGGCACGAATGCCTTTGTACTTTTGCAGCGTCGCAATGATCTGATCATCAGTCGCCTTAGCGGCTACCACAGCATCACCTCTTTCTGGTTACCTTGATGCCGAGTTCCTTTCGGCGCTCCTCGGTGCGCTTGTCGTCTCGCACCGCAGTCCACTCTAAATGCCCATCAACGAGTCGGTACTGTTCCTTGTGAACCAATGCGCAGTCGCAGCATTCGGTGTGGGTATATCCTTTGACCCGATACCAAACCCCGTCATACATCTGAATAGTCGGGACTTTTTTCTTGGCCATCAGAATAACGCAGCTTCCGCCTTGCGCCTCCGTACCAGACCCGGCAGCACTCTCCCGCCGCCACGAGTCCATCGCATGAGTTGTTCTTTCGCGCCGTCCCAATCCTTTTGATCGACGCGCCTGCGAAGTGTGCTAGCACGATACCGACCGACCCCGAGGTTGTAGGCGAAGTCGATCATCGCGGCGAATGCTCCCGGATGCTCTACCAGCCCCGGAGATGCGCGTAGTACGCCAGCGGCGTAGTTGTGTTCAAGCTCTTGCATCAGCCATTCAGTAGCAATCTGCCTGCTGATAATCGGGTCATTGAGGGTGACTCTGGTTCCGTCAGGTTTGTAGACGGTTCCGTACCCGATTGTGGGATAACCAGCAGGACAGATATACGGTTTAGCAGAGAACCCCTCGAAGTGCTTACACAGGATCGCCGCTTGTTCTATGGCCTCATCGAGTGCGCTCATACACTCGACCGACAAACCAGAACGAAAGAATCATGTTCAAAACTGCCATGTCATCTACGTTCCACATCGTCGTCAAAACTGCCTTCCATTCACCGCCCTGTTCGAGGGCGATCAAAAAACTAGCCAATTTGACCGCGGCGTAAGCTAGCACAAACAAATAGGTTACGAAAGGCCGTACCAGCGCAGAGATCGCAGCAACCCACTTACCAGCAGCACGAGCCGTAGCAGACTGTTCTTTGAACGCCTCACTGATAGCGTCGAGTTCGTGGATCGTCATGTCGGCTTCAGTCTGCCGCATTGCGATCTCGCCTCGAACCTGAGCGAAACGCATCTCGGCATCGAGCATGGCAAGCTCGTGACCACGCTCGTTCTTCCTGTCGAAGAACTTCAGCGCCTCCGGGGCAAGACGCAACACGCCGCCGAACACACCGCCGAGTAAGGTTTCAAGCATTACTTATCAGCCTTCTTGTTCAGTAAGTCGAACAGAGTTTTCATCTTTTCTTCTAACACGGCAACACGCAAATCTAACTTCGACAAAACGATAATCAATGTAATCAGTGCGAGAACCACCGGCCATGCCTTTGTGAAGATCTCGAACAGATCCATTTTATTTATCCGCTTTGGTCGTATTAAGCTGGTTGATCAGATTGAAAATATCATCCAGCGTCCGGCGAATGTGGTGAATGTCGTCTCGATAGTCAGCCTTGGTGACGTAGACGTGCGGCATGTTGCGCACATCCTTGTCGAGCTGGTTAATCGAGCGGCTGATGTTATTCAAGATCCAGCCGCCCATGAAACCGGACAAGCCGACCAAGATGTTGAAAAGCATCTGCGCATCCATCATCAAACTCCCAAGACAGCTCTACGCGGGGCCGACGCCGCGATTTGTTCGGCCTTAGCAAAACGCTCCGCAGCCTGACCAGCAATCGGAGCCGCGGCCAGTAGGGCCTGAGCCTGAGCCTGCTGTTGTGCTGCCATATCCATAATCGCCAACTCTTCGTCGGTGCGCATTGCCTTGGCCGGTACACCGTTGGCCTCTGCGATGATCTTGACCGCTTCGTCGGCATTGATGCGGCGCAGGACCGACATGTCGCCAGAAGCCTGAGCGACCGGCAGCATCGCTTCGACCGTACGCAAGAGACCCGCGGCCTCTTCGGACTTCATCAATCGAGCAAGCGGCCCGGTGTACTTCGGCAGGATCTCGCCGCCAGACATCACATAGTCCATGAGCTGCGGAGGCGGTTCCGGTATCGCACCGTTGGCCTGCAGCAAGTCGAGTTCGCGCTCAATGATCGGACCCAAGAACTCCGACTGCTGGCGTCCCATCGTGGGACCTAACAGCGCACCCTTCTCCTGCGCACGTTGCAAGACTTCGGTCGCCGTCATCACCCGCGGGTTCTCAACAAGAATCTGGAACAGCGTGATCAGGAACGAATCGTTCACTGCTCGACGCTTCTGATCCGTCATCTCGATCCCAATCGGGATGTTGCCCGGAGTTTGCAACGGCTGAACGAGCGGCGTCCCATCCTCTCGGAGGTAGCCATAGTTCAATGCATTAGGACGCACGGAGAAGGCGTTTAAGGCCCCTTCCTCGGTCAGGATGAGCGGAGGGTCGACCATACGATGCGAGACGCGCAGCAGGGTCTTCTCCATCTCCTGCAGGCTCTTGATGTCAGCCAGAGCTTCCATCGCAGGTGAGCGGCCGTAGATCTCGCGGGGGCCGGTAACGTATCGACCGACAGCGTACGGCATGACACGGAAGCCCGACTCGTCGAGCAGGGCATTGTCCTGACGCGAGACGTAGCGCGAGATGTAGGCCATTCCTTGGCCACCGGCCATCCCTTGTCTGTAGTCCGGGTTCGGTCGCACACAATGCACGAACTCGAACATCGTGTTCGGTGTCGACTTGAGCTGCGACATGATCCCTTGCGGAACCTTGCCCTGCCAGCTCGGGACCTGCGCGGCCTGTCGAGCAGTGAGCTGGAACGAACGATAGACCGTGTCGACGCGGCCGGTGTGGTCGAGATCGATCACCAGCTCGGACAACGGGATCGCTCGATAGCGCAGCGTGACGCCCGGAATCTCGTCGATAAACATCGCAGACGTACCGAAAGCGCCGAGACTCATGTAGCACTCAAAAGCCTGCGAGGCGAAGTTGGCAGTCGGTGCGTATCGTTGACGGAACAGGATGTCGCGGATCGTGTCGCACCAGCGACGCACAGCGATGTCGTCATCGAGTTCTGGGATGCCAGTCTGCAGTCCGTGCCACAACTGGGTCGCCGGAGTCAGCATCGAATCCATCGCAGCAGCAAAACGCGGCAGCGCACGTTGCGCAGTCGAGTCGAAGATCTTTTCAGATCGCTTCTCGCCCGGTGTGCGCCAGCCCGTCATCTCGGCCATCGTCGGCCACACGCGCTCGGCTACTTCCTGCCAATGGTTCTCCCATGTGCCACGAGCGCCTTTGAGGCGGTCATAGCCTTCCAAAACTTCTGCGGCTCTAGAGTCTGCCATGTTCCTTCCTCAAATTAGAACGTGATCGAGCCGCTGCCCGTCCACTTGTAGATTCTATATCCGCCAGAGACGGTGATGGTTGGTGAGCCGGTTGTGGAGGTAGCAGCAGGATACGAGTCAGCGTAGCGAATGATGACGACGCCGTTGTTCCCAAACCCGCCATCGACTTTTCCACCGCCGCCCGTGTTGGAAGCGCCGGCTCCGTCTCCATTATTGCCAAGGTTGCCGCCGCCGCCGCCAGCATAAAAAGTTGCGGTACCTGTTATAGACGACGACAAGCCATCGCCGCCCTCTGATGGGCCGTCAGTATTACCAGCCTCTCCTGCGCCGCCACCGCCACCGCCGTATGGTGAACCATAGTTTCCAGATCCACCCGCCTTGCCTGCGCCATCACCAGCGCCACCGGCAGCGCTGTATGTTTCGAGATATCCAACGCCAACGTAATAGGTATAGCCACCGGAACCGCCGCCGCCATTTCCATTAGTGGCGCGACCATTGCTTCCAACGCCGCCCAAACCTTTTCCTCCGCCTCCGCCGCCGGATGTAATGGTTCCAAAAACAGAATCACTACCAGCAACCGTTGCAGCACCGCCACCACCAATGGTGACAGTAATTGCTGATCCGGCAGTTACAGCGTATCCAGTAGCAGTACGGTAACCCCCTCCGC